GTTGCGGCGGCCCCCCCCACCGTATAAAATAATTGAAAGGAGGATGGTTGTCTCCTCTCATGACTAAAGTCACGAGTCTCCGACAGCCAATTACGATGAAAGATAGCCCATATGAGTGGATGAAATCAATGGAGATTTAGACCATATACATTTACTTATAGAATGTAATCCACAGCACTATATACCAGATATTATTAAGGCATTAAAAGGTGTAAGTGCAAGGTTATTGTTTAAACAATACCCAGAATTAAAGAAACAACTTTGGGGCGGACATTTATGGAATCCGTCTTATTTCGTAGCAACTGTTAGTGAAAATACTGAAGAACAAATAAGAAATTATATTAATTCTCAAAAAGAAAGGTAGGTGAGTTTATCTATGTTAAAGGCATACAAATATCGTTTATATCCTAACGAAGAACAAAAAATACAACTAACTAAGACATTTGGTTGTGTTAGGTTTGTATATAATTATTATCTTGCTAAAAAGATAGAATTATATAAAACAGAACAAAAACATATGTCTAAGATAGATTGTAATAATCATTGTAATAAAGAACTAAAAAACGAATTTGTATGGCTTAAAGAAGTAGATAAATTTGCCTTAACTAATGCTATTTATGATTTGGATAATGCTTTTCAGAAGTTTTTTAAAGAACATTCTGGATTTCCTAAGTTTAAAAGCAAAAAATCACATAAATATAGTTATACAACTAATTTTACTAACAACAATATAGAAGTAGACTTTGATAATAATAAAATAAAACTACCTAAACTTAAATGGGTAAAATGTAAGTTGCACAGAAAATTTAATGGTAAAATTAAATCAGCTACTATAAGTCAAGTACCTAGTGGAAAATATTTTGTATCTATATTAGTTGATACTGAAATAGAACAATTACCACAAAATAATAATGTATTTGCTTTTGATTTAGGATTAAAAGAATTTCTAATAGATAATCATGGTAACCATATAGAAGACCCTAAAGCAATATCAAAATATGAAAACAAATTAGCAAAACTACAAAGGCAAATTGCTAAAAAGAAAAAAGGGAGTAAAAACTGGAACAAGCAAAGAATTAAAATAGCAAGGTTACATGAGAAAATAAGCAACATCAGAAAGGATTTTCAGCATAAGTTATCTTCAAAGATTATTAACGAAAACCAAGTAATAATCAGCGAAGATTTAGCTGTAAAGAACATGATAAAAAATCCACATCTTGCTAAAAGAATATCTGATGTAGCATGGAGTGAATTTTGCAGACAATTAGAATACAAAGCACAATGGTATGGTAGGATATATCATAAAATTAATAGATGGTTTGCATCATCACAGACTTGTTCAAAATGTGGTTATATAAACAAAGAAGTAAAACTATTATCAATAAGAGAATGGGTATGTGAAAATTGTGGTACTATTCATCAAAGGGATGAAAATGCTGCTAAAAATATATTACATCGAGGATTAAGAGAATTAAGTATGACTATATAAATTAATATAACTAGGGTAGGAACTATCCGAAGTTACGCCTGTGGAGTTAGTAGGTTACGAGGACGAAGAAGCAGGAAGAAGCCTACGACTTTAGTCGTGGGAGGTTCACAGATGTAATGGGGAAACAAATAGAATATAATAAAAGCCTAATATACTTATTAACAACAAAATAAAGAATCTGCCAGTAGGTCTACACATCAAGACGAGTGGAGAAACGAAAAGTGGGGTCAACCCCAGTCATTTTTAAAGGAGGTGGCTGGTATGATACAAGCAAAAATAATTAAATTAGACAATAAAGAATATATACAAGCGACTTTTCCCCCATCCCCTACTATATTACAAGACCTAAAAAGAGTAAGGGGAGCTAAGGAGAATTTTTTAACAGGATCTTGGCTTATTCCTATTGAAAATAAAAAATCTTTTGAAGATATTATGGGTAATTATTTAATTGTATGGGAAGGTCAGAAAATAATAGCTGGAGGGATTTCTGAAGAATCTATCTCTAAGTACCCAGTAGTACCCGGATATAGTGTTACTTATGACAATAACGGTAACATTATTGATTATACAGGATTTAAAACATGTCCTTGGGGTGAGTTTCAAGTTCGTGGGTTTAATGCTTTAGTTACTCTCCCGTTTGTAATATTAGCAGATGATGCTGGTCTAGGAAAAAGTTTCCAAGTAGCAACAGCAATGGAAGCAAGAAAAAAGAAAGGAGAAGTAAAAAGAGGTGTAATATTGTGTAAGTCATCCCTACTATATAACTGGAGAGATGAAATACACACGCACACAAACTGCAAAGCAGTGGTAATAGCAGGCACACCTCAACAAAGGGCTAAACTCTACGCAAGCCTCGAAGAATCTGACGATTGGACATTTTTAATAATATCATATAAAACATATAACAAGGACATAACAAACATAAATATCATTGATAACACTAAACCGCTGGATTTTTTGATTATTGATGAGGGTCATGTTATTAAAAACCCTACTTCAGAAATAGGTGAGTGTGTGCATAGAATCCCTTACAAATATAATTATATTCTCACCGCCACACCATCACCTAATACTCCGCTAGAGTTTTATAATTACCTACGTTTAGGTAATAAGATTAACATGAATTGGTGGCAGTTTAAAAAGACCTTTGCTGAGTGGGGAGGGTTTAACGATAAAGAAATTGTTGGGTATAAAAACATGAACAAATTAAAAGAACTTATTAATAGGAATATGTTAAGGAGGTTGAAAAAAGATAAGTTAAAAGAGCTTCCTGACGTAGTATTTAGAACTGTTAAAGTGGACATGTCCCCCACACAGACAAAAATATATAACGGAATCAAGAAGGAGATACTTGAGGACTTAGGAGAAACAACACTAGACAAAATCCCAGCGGCTCTTGCTAAAATGTTAAGATTGCAACAAGTTACTGACTCCCCCGCCCTACTTGGTGGTCCTGATAAAAGCGCTAAGTTGGATGCTTTAGACGAACTACTAGAAGACTTAATAAATGAAGCAGGACATAAAGTAATAGTGTTTTCAAGATTTAAGACCGTGGTTAATTTACTACAGGAAAAGTATAGTAAATATAATCCTGCAGTAATCCACGGAGAAGTCAGCGCTATAGGTAAGTCCAGAGTCACAGCAGAAAGATCTGCAAAAAGTAAAAATCACTGGGCAACGTTAAGTAAAACAGAGCAAGAAAAACTAATAGAAAAAGAAACATCTTCCGAAAGACAACAAGAAGTCTACAGATTCCAAAACGATGATTCGTGCAAATTATTTATTGGATGTGCTCCGGCGTGTAGGGAAGGATTGACGTTAACAGCAGCTCATCATGTTGTGTTTGTTGATGTTGAGTGGGCGTGGGACTATATAGTCCAAGCATACTCAAGAGCACATAGAATAGGACAAAAGAATTCTGTTACTGTACATTTCCTTGTATGTAACGATACGATAGATGAGCACACACTTAATACAGTTAGAAAAAAGAAAGCAATTTCAGAGTCAGTGCTTGATTCTGGAGGTAGTTCATACTCAGCTAAAGAAATGATTCTAGAAATGCTTGGTGGGAGGGATGTTATAGGTTAAAACAGCTTCTGAGTTATTATTGATAGGTGATTATGAGGGCTGGGAGGAAGATATTAAAGAAACATTTAATGCTTATAAAGAAATAGATGAACTACCTAAATTTATTAAAAATTGTATTGTCCACATATATCCTAAATCAGATACTATAGTCAACGGTATTGATAATGATTTAGAAGGTTACATAGATGCTTATAATTGCGAATTACATATTTATGATTGCAAAAATAAAACTGTATACAAAAGTGGTTTTCATGACGAAATACAAGCATATGCAAAGTGTAGAATTAGAATTTTTAAAGATTTAAGCACTATGGTAATATTTGCTGAACCAGTTAAATTTATCAGTGGGCAATCTTTGTGGGTTATGTCATGTAAAGATTCATTTTATTCAAAGAAAGGAGAACTATATGGCACAGATTGATAAATGGAAATGTGATATATGTGGAAACACATTTGAAAAAGATGACTCAGGTTATAAAAATAGAGAACCTCTAATTATTAATATAATTATGGGGCAATTTGAAGGTAATGAACTGATATATTATGAAGATGTATGTTTAAATTGCAGGAAAAAATTTATGAAGTGATAGATAAAATCATTGCTGATTTAATAAAGTAGGAATTTTATTAAAATATAAATATAAAAGTGAGGTTGATATATTGCTTGAGATAAACAAAATATATAATATGGATTGTTTAGAACTTATTGACCGAATGATTAAAGAAAGAATAAAAGTAGATTGTATTATTGCCGACCCACCATATAATCTTTCTAAAAGCAAAGGATTGTCAATGAGTAATGTAAATAAATTAAAAGGTTTTGGCGGTGATTGGAAGATTACTAATGAAGATTGGGATAATATGAGTTTTGAAGATTATTGGAATTTCCTTTATACATGGTTAAAAAAATCAAAACAAATTATGAAGCCGTCTTCTACTATTTGGGTGTTTGGTACATATCATAATATAGGGTTGGTAAATACAATATTTCAATTGCTTAATATAGAAATACTCAATGAAATTATTTGGTACAAAAGAAATGCTTTCCCGAATTTAACTTGTAGCAGATTTACTGCATCCCATGAAAGTATATTATGGGGACATCTACCAACTACAAAAAACGAATATATATTTAATTATGATATTATGAAAGACAGCGAATTCCCTGAAGATAAACTTAAAGAACGAGGCAAACAAATGAGAGACGTTTGGGATATTCCAAACAACAAAACTAAAGAAGAATTACAATATAAACACCCAACACAAAAACCAGAAAGATTAATCAGAAGATGTATATTAGCAAGTACAAAAGAAGGTGATTTAGTTTTTGACCCATTTGGAGGAAGTTTTACTACAGCAAAAGTCGCAAAAGAATTGGGTAGAAGCTTTATAAGTTGCGATATTAATATAGACTATGTTGAAATTGGTAATAAACGAATAAATGATTTAATACATAAATTAAAAAAACATAGCGAAGGAGATTAAATATGAAAGATAGCCCATATGGGTGGATGAATTATACTCCAACAATATCAAATGAATTTATTGAGCAATGCGAAAACCCCAACTTTGAGAAATTAAAAAAAGATATTCAAATTGCGAGAGCAAAAGACTATTTAAGAGATAATGATACAAAAGATGGTTCTGAACCATGTTTAGAATGGTGCATTATTAGTGATTTGTTAAGTATAATTGAAAACCGATAATACATTTCAAACACTTATGCACATTGACAACTGAATAAAAGGACAGCCCAGTTAAACTTTATCTTCATTCTGTACTTTCACTGATCAGATTCGTATATGTAGGTGGGAGTGATGAAAATGATATATTTGGATATTAGGAAAACCGGATTAGATTGTGTCAAAGACCAAGTAATTGAAGTAGCAATGATAAAGGGTAATGTTAAAAACCATTTCTATGTCAAACTTGAGGGGAGAATTCTTCCGGCTCAGGTTATTGAAAGTACAGGAATAACTAAAAGAGACTTAAGTAATGGTCTAAGTCTCCAAGAAGCTATGAAAACACTAAAAGATGCTGTTGGGGATGATACAGTAGTAGTATACAATGCAAGAGATTTTGGATTTTTAAACATCCAACCCAATTTCTATGACTTGAGATCATTAACTTATGTTTTAAGACCAAGAGCTAAACTTGATTTTGAAAGTATAGCTGGTGAGTTTAATGTTGAAGCACCTAAAACAGCTTTGTTTGGTGTTGATGCTGTTAAGGTAATATTTGATAATTACCATAAGCAGTTGACTGATATGGGGATTGTAATTTTTAAAAACAAATTACTTAGGATGCCGGAAAGACCAGAAAGACATACTCCCCCCAACGCTATAATAATGTAAGAGAGATGATATCATAGGAAGATACGTAAGGTTTCAATCCTTGTTTTACTGGAAGTACTAAAGATTAAAATATTATTGTTACGAAATGCGGGGGTTTTTGCTCCCGCATTTTTTATTTTCCCAAAGGTCCTTAAGCCCAGTATTCCCAAGCATTTCATCCAGAAAGTTTTCCCAACAAAACTTCCACAGTTTCTCCCGCAATTCCCTTAAATAGAGGTAGGGGTTAAGTTTTCAGATGTTTTTTAGTAACTTGGTACAATTAACCAATACCAGCACTTTGCTGAAATATCAAGATTATGAGAAATGTTATTATGTTGACGCCAACTGACTCTTAATCAGGAAGTCTGGGGTTCGAGTCCCTAATGGCGCACCAAGGGTTTGAGGTTTTCAAATAGGACCAATTCCCGCAATTCTCCCACAGTTGGGAGAGAAGTGAGGGCGGAGAACTAGAAGTTTTTAGTTTAGGGGAGTTCCGCCCTCACAACCTAACACTTAGTATATCTTTATTTTATTGACTGCTTCTGTTTGCACACTACTGAACACGTGGGTGTAAATGTTGGCGGTGGTGGATACGTCTTTATGCCCCAATATTGTTTGTATAGTTTTTAAGTCCACTCCTGCCTCATGTAACCGGGTAGCAAAAGTATGTCTCAGACAATGTAATCCTGCTTTTGCTACCTCTGCCTTTTCTAGTAGCATCTCAAACTTTCTTGAAAGATTTCTTGGTTCTATTGTAGTCCCTTTTGTTGTACAGAACACAAAACCTTTGTTGTCGTATCCTAATTTTAACTTTTCTCTTTTTTGATTCATTTCATGCTGTTTTAATTCATTATACACTCTTTCTGACATTGGTACTTTTCTAATACTTGATTCTGTCTTCGCATCTTCTAATAATATGTTTGTTTTCTTTCCTGCTTCTTTGAAATTTACCTTAACCCTATTTAGGGTAGTATCTACCCATATAAATCTTTCTTTAAAATTTATATTCTCCCACCGCAAAGCAAGCAACTCACCCTTCCTCATTCCAGTGTATAGGGCTGTAAGGAATAGGGGTTTTAATTTTTCTCCAACTAAAGCCCTTTCAAACCTTTGCTGCTCTTCTATGCTAAGTACTCTAATTTGTTTTGTCTCTTTTCTTGGCAGCTCCACTCCTTCAGTAACATTCTTTAACATGTAACCATTCAAGACCGCTGAATCAAACATACCATGTAAAATTGTTTTTAAGTAAGCTACAGTTCTATAAGATACCTGTCTAGAATTAATAAATCTTTGTATGTGTATTGGTTTTAGGTCCTTCAGAAGCATATGACCTAATTCATGTTTGATGTGATATCTTATAAGATATTCGTAGCTTTCATATGTTTTCGGTTTAATTTTGGGCTTTTTGTAGGTCTCTAACCACTCGTCCGCCCACGCACTGACTGTAATTTTGTTTGGCTCTACAAAGGAACCTTTTACTAAATCAGCTTTTGCTTGTCTAAATTTCTCTAGTACTTTAGCCTTATCTTTCCCTGAGAATTCTATCCTTTTCAGTTTTCCGCCCTCCTTTCCTACTGTTAGAATAGCTCTCCAAGTACCGTCGGGTCTTTGTATTATTGAGCCTTCACCATTCTCTCGTCTTTTCATACTTCATCACCTCGAAATCTATTATACCACAAAATTTGTAGTTTATAATAGTTAAAGTTAATGTTTTAGTTTCGATATTTAGGATAAAATTAACTAAATTATTGACAAATATCCAGTATCCTGTTATACTATTATTAAAATACTAAGTTGTGAGATAATTTTACAGTACTGAGTTAATTAGTGGCTTTGGAACCCAATTTAACAGATGTGGTAACATCTGAATAGGTGGTTTCATTTACTGCTTAACAATTAAAATAATACAAATTATTGAAACTTATTGATTATTTTCTAAGTTTTGTGGTATACTATAGGTGGGAGGTGGTATAAATGACCATTGATAATATACAAACAAATGGTTTAGAGGAAGAGAATAGCGCAAAGAAAGTTTTCCTCGAAGACTTAGGAGAGAAAAAGTTAATAAATAGAAAACCTATAATAACAAAAGATAAGAAGCTACCAAGTGATAAGAAAGTTAAAGAGCTTAGTGGGGAAGTTTTAACTTCAAATCTTTATGATACTATAATGCCCTACAAAGAATTTACAAAGCTAGATAAACCGTCAAGGCTTAGAACTTTAGAGACTTACCTTTCTAGA